GAAAATGCTGGACAATCCCAAGGCAAAAGAAAGTCTTGCCAGTAGAAGACTCACCAGCGATAGCAGTGATTTTGTTTGAGGGGACGCCACCGTAGATTGAGCCACTAACCAGAGCATTGAAAATGTAACTACCAGTATCAATGAAACCAGAAGTATCTCCTGCTGCGACACCATCGCTAACAAGTCCTGCATACTCATTGTCAATCTCCTTTACGATGTCCTGTAAAAAATTCACTCCTTAACCTCCAATAATGTTGTAATGTGATTAGAACGTTTCATGGCACGTTCAAACCATTGTGCGTCTTGCAGATCGTTGAAAACTTTTTCTTCTCGTGCAGAGAATCCAAATGCTTTCTGATAGGAAACTACAAACGTTGTCTTCTTCATCCGAATAGAAACTCCAGTGATGCTACTTTTTCTGGTTGCCAACCAATCGTATCCATAATAACTTTGATAGGTTCAAGGAAACTCTTGGAGAATTGTAAGTCATAGTCCACCTGTTTGTCAAGACCAAACTCCTTCGGGAACGTGCCCAGATAACTGATTACATTCTCGTTAATTTTATTAGGGGTTTTCAGATAGACAAACTTAATCTTCTCTCCATCTTGAATCAAAGGATACTTGTGTGTAAGTTTGTTCTTCTTGTTATAGAAGTTATACAGCAACGCACCACGCACATGGATAGGAGTGCCTTTACTATAGATCGTTGCAGGATTGGACCACTTATTTATTCCATTACAACCTCGGGGGAATGAAATATCTTCAACTGGCAACGATGTAAATTCTTCCCTGAAGTCTGCAATAAACTTCTGTGCTGCTTCCTCATCTTTGTTCATGATAACCTTCATACACTCCTTAATAGCAGTGCGACAGGCAGCAGGAGTAGAAGACTTAACTGCTTCCAAACCCATGATTTTGAGTTTGGGTTCAGCATATTGAACACCCTCACTGTTCCACACATTAAGGATGTATCGCTTCTTAGCAGTCCAGAGTCCTTTGTTGGCAATGTTCTCTCGTTTCATGAACATCTTCTGTTCATAAGCACCTACGTATTTCGCCAACGCTTCATAAGAACGGTCAATATGTTTCTCAAGTTCCAACTGACACACCTTGTCAAGGAACTTAACGATGCTAGCATCATCTTTCTCTCGCCCTTTGTATACAGAGTCAACAAGAGGACCCAGATTAAGATAGATACTGTCAGTATCTGAGGCAATAACATAATCTTCTCCGTCAGTTTTTAGTACCTTGTTCAGGTACTGATTCATTTTGTTCTCAATCCAACGAATCGAGACTTGACCCGAGAGAGTGATTGCCTCAGCATTTGCCAGATTGTAATATCGGAAGTATTGGTTTCCGATGGCACCATAGGCAGAGTTAAGTTGGATTTTTCTTGCCATCTGGATGTTGTTGAACTTTGATATATCTTTTTGTAGTGCCAAGGTCTCTGCAGGTGTCTTGGCATGTTCAAGAGACTGCTTTGCGGCAAGCATCTTTTTCTTATAAATGGTTCGTTCATCATAAATCTTTTGCATCATTTCGGGTAGGAACCCGTGAATATCTTTGCGGTACTGAGCACCATTAGCGCAAACGCAATACTCTCCATTAATATCTAACGACTTCCCAAGAATCTTATCAACTGTTGCTGTTGGGTGTCGGGAATCGACGAGTGTCTCTGGCGAGATATTGTACTGCATAATAAGGTGAGGATACAGGCTATTAAGGTCAAAAGAGACAACCCAATCATACTTTCCAGGAATCGGTTCCTTGACGTATGCTCCTGCATATTTTTCATCCTTCTTAGCACCTTTGCGAGGGGGAACAACAACGTTGCGATCTGTAAGATAATTGTATATCATCGTGTCCCACATACGGACTTGACTATACACATCCTCAAAGTTCACCTTAGCATCATAGCTCATGGTGATAGCAAGTTCAAGCAACTTCATCTTATCTTCCAATCGGTCAATAAGTTCAACGTCTTGGATGTTGTACTCCATAAACTTCTGCCAGTCTCGGGTATAGAAGTCTTTGAAGTTTTCGTACTCGCTATGGTCTACCTTTCGTTGTCCGAGTTCAACGAAGGCAATATGGTCGAGACGATAAGACTCTTGGTTTGAATATGTAAACTTACGATAAAGATCCAAATAGTCAAGAATGTTGACGCCAGAGATATCATAAGCATAATTTTTGCGTCCTTGGACATATACTTCTCTCTCATTTGCACGATTCCAAGGGGATAAACTCTTCATCCATTTTTCCCCAAGCACACGATTAACCCGACGAGCGATGTAAGGAACGTCATACAAGTTAACGTTCCAACCCGTCAGGATATCAGGCGTATTTTGCGTCCACCATTCAAGAAAATGGTTTAGCATTTCATGTTCAGTCCAGAAGATGTGAGTCTCCACACCCTTAGGTGCTTCAAACTCACGAGTTGCCCAGCAGTAATACTGCTTTGTCACCATGTCTTTGATGGTGATGGACAACATCTCTTCTGCTGCTTCTTCTACATTAGGGAATCCATTCTCACACTGGACCTCAATGTCCATTGCAAAAATCTTCATCTGACTAATGTTGTAGTCAACTTCATCAGGGAACTCACGACGAATGTATTGATACACGAATCGCTCGTATCCATGAACCTCAAATCCTTCTACACCATCATATTGCTTGATAAACTCTCGTGCCTCTCGTGCAGTTTGAAACTTCACGGGAGCTACATATTTGCCATCAAGTGTTTTGAACTCCTCTTTCTTACGAGAAAGAACGTAAAGAGTCGGAGCAAAATTAGTACGATAGGAGACGGGTTGCCCATCTTCATATCCCCTGTAGAGGATAGTGTCACCAGCAAGTTGAATGTTGGTATAGAAGGAACTCATGCGTTCTTATACGTCTCCAGTAGTTTAGGACTTGGGTCCAGTATAGTCAAAACGCACTCAGAAGTCAAGAACAAATCTCGTTGTTCAGCATGAAGAGGGAACTGCCTAAGCGTCCCATCTTCAAGTACTTCCATACATTTTTCAATCAAAAGACTTGGTTCTTCATCAAGTTCGGTAATAGTGCCGAGAAGATATTCACCCCTCTGCTTCAGTAGTACCAGTTTGATTTGTTGTTCCTCCACGAGATGCCTCCACTAATTCTTTGTACTTTTCAATAACTTCAGGATATGTTTCATATGCAGTAACTACTTCTTCTAGTTTAAGAAGAATCTTCTTTTCTTTAGAAAGTGGTGCCCATGGACGCATATCAATTTCGGGTTCATTAATTTTTTGAATTTTACCCTGCATTTCACCTTCTTCAGGTTCAACCATATCACCCTCATCATCAATCATGATATCAATATCATGGTCAGATTCATAAATTTGAATGTTGTAAGGGTCGCTTAGTTGAAATGCTACTGCTTTTTCGGGCTCCTCTTTCGTAGTCACCTCATACAAATCACAGATAACATCCTCACCGTTTCTTAGTCTTACGATTCTTACGCTCATAATTCCTCCTTTCAATTTCTAGTACTGCTTCCTTAATAATGTCTTTAAGGATTTTGTCTTCGTTAATATTCTTTTGTTCTGCGATTGGTCTAACATAACGCAGAAGTTCATCAGTATAAGATGCTGGGACTTCTACTGTCAAGAGGTCAGTATCGCCGTCATAGTTATTCGGTTTTAAGTTTACATACACATTCATAGTATACTCCAAACAAAAAGAGACCCCGCTGGGAGGTCTCTTTGGTTGTATACTATGTATACACTAATCAAAGTTAGAGATAATCCTTTCACACTTTTCAAGATTCCTTTTGCAGAAGTTATGCACATAACTATCAGCATCAAGATTCATAGTATGATGAGCATGAAGGTGGAGACCTTGTATTACACATAGGAAACCTACCACCAGCAGATTAAACTGCGTCACTGGATGGAGTAGGACTTTCAGTGTCTTGGATATCATAGACTTTGAGTTTCTGATGGTCAGGAATAATCTTCTGCAATTCTATCACAAGCATTCCATTTTTGAAAGTCACTGTGCCGATTTCGACATCATCACTCAAGTTGAATCCTCTGGCGAATGTCCGAGTTGCAACGCCACGATGCATATACTCTTCTTCTCCCTTCGACTTCGCCGCCTTTGACCTGACCAA